TAATCACCCCAACCCGGAGGTATCCTTATGGCCCGATCCTATGGCTCGGCGGCGTCGCTGCTTGCCCTGAAAGAACCCGGCTATGGCGTAAAGCCCACCGGCAACTGGGAAAAGTTTGCGTTTGCGTCCTCGGATTTGAGCGCGGAACAAAATCTGCTTTCATCTGACCTGCTGGGACAAGGGCGCGAGCCGCGCGCCCCGTTCCGCGACGTGATCAATGACGAAGGCAATCTGGTTGTTCCGGTGGAAGGCCGCGACTTTGGCCGCTGGCTGCAATTCCTGCTGGGCAATCCCACATCAGTTGGAGTGGCGGCGAGCGGTGACATCACCTTTACCGTGAATCCGAGCGCAAGCCATACCCTCACCATTAACGGCGTGCTGTGGACGTTCGTCGCCAGTGGCGCTACCGGCGCGCAGACCAATGTGGGCGCAAGCCTTACCGCCACGCTCACGCAGCTGGCAACCGATCTGAACGCATCCGTGAACGCCAGCATTACGCCCGCGACCTATTCCAATGGCGGCGGGACAAAACTCAATATCGTGCACGATACGCTGGGCGCATCCGGCAACGCATTCACGCTAGCTTCGGGCAACGCCAACGGCGTGGCAAGCGGCGCAACGCTCTCGGGCGGCGGCTACACCCACAGCTTTGTCAGCGGGGCCGCCAGCCTGCCATCCTTCGCAGCCGAGATCGGCCATGCCAATGTGCCCGCTTATTTCGTGCATACGGGCTGCATGTTGGGCAGCATGGCGCTGAACTTTCAGCGTTCGGGTGCCGCCAACGCCACGCTTGCCATCATCGCCCAGGGTGAGACCCGCTACGCTTCCTCGCAGGGCGGCGGGCCTACCAGCCGGGTGTACAAGCCATTCAGCCAGTTCAACGGCTCGATCAAGCGCAATGGCGCGGCGCTCGGCAATATCACCGGGGCGCAGTTCACTTATTCGAACGGCATGCAGGCGGTGCCCACCATCCGCAATGACGGGCTGATCGAGGCGGTCGATCCCACTATCATCTCCGCCAATGGCTCTATCGATGTGCGCTTCGCCGACACCATACTGGCGGATGATGCGATCAACAACACTGCGATTGAACTGGAGCTGGCCTACAGGCTGGCGGGACTGGACGGGAACAATTTTTCACTCGCCTGGACTTTTCACGAGGTGTATCTGCCGCGCCCGCGCATTCCCGTATCGGGACCGGGCGGCGTGCAGGCGAGCTTTAACTGGCAGGCGGTCTATGACGAAGGCCTCAGTAAATCCGTCAGCGTGGTCTTGAAAAACGATATCATCAGCTACCCGTAAGGAGAATTTATGCTCAGGCTCAATCTGAAGAAAGAACCGTACTGGCTGGAGCTTCCCGCCAATGTGCGGGTCTTGTTGCGCCCGCTTTCCACCGCCATCATGAGTGCGGCGCAGTCATCCGTCATCAAACAGATTACCGGCTGGCGGCGCGAACGCGCATCGCGCCTCGAGGCCGGTGCGGACGTAAGCGATATTCCGGATGTGGATCATGAAGAAACCCGGCTCGGGCTTTCCGAAGCGCTGCTGATCAAAGCCCTGGCGCGCGGCGCTATACTCGAATGGCAGGGCGTGCTGACCAGTGAAGGCGATGCGCCTGCCCCGGTGAGCGACCGGGCGGTGAACGATCTGATGGATATCTGGTTCATCGCGCAGGAGTTCTGGAAACATTACACCGATTCTCTGTTTCTGCTGGAAGCGGAGGGAAACGCATCAGGGCCCGCTGCAAATGGCACTTTGGCGGCGGGCCGGGATATTGCGCAACCTGCCATGACGAAGCCCTACCATGCAGCAGAGGCGAGTTAAGCCCGCTCACCGGCGAAACCTGCCCCTATATTCAGCACGAACCCATCACCCAGGAAGGGTTTGAGGCCTGGGATGTGATCGCGCGCTGTAGCTCGCAGCTGAAACGCACTCCCGGCGGTAAGATCGCCGGGTTCGATATTGCAACCCTGTTAAGTGTGACCGAAGCGCTCGGCTATGACCGGCAGGCGGTGCTGCGCCTGCTCGATCATGCCGAGGCGGGGTTATTTGAGGCGATCCGGGATCATGGCCAGCGCAACCCAGAACATTTCGATCCGGATCGCGGTCATTGACGGCGACAAGGTGCGCCGGGAACTGACGCTGACCGGCGACGCGGGACAGCGCGCGCTGGCCAGGATCAAGGACGCCACCGCGCCCGCCACAAAATCCCTGGCGGCGGTGAATGTGGCGGGCGAACAGCTGCGCCATGGCTTGCAGAATCTCGCCGGTGGCTCCGGCTCGCTGGGGGCGAACCTCATCCGGCTTGGCCCCGCCGGGCTGGGCGCCGCCGCCGCCATCGGCGCGCTGGGTTTTACAGTGTCCGGAGGGCTTCGAGAGTTCAAAGAGGCCGAGCAAGCCCTCAACCAGTTGAACGCCGCGCTCAAAGCGACGGACTTTTCCGCAGGCGTCACCGCGCAGGAAGTCACGGCCCTTGGCGAGGCGGTGGAAGGCAACACGCTGTTCAAGAAGGAAGCCATCCAGCAGGCGGCTGCGTCGCTCACCTCATTCCAGAATATCGCCGGGGAAACTTTCACCCGCGCCCTGAAACTTTCCGCCGATCTTGCCGCGCGGCTGGGAACCGATGTGCCAGCGGCTGCCGACATGCTCGGCAAGGCGCTGGAAGCCCCGGAAGAAGGGCTGGGCAGGCTGGCGCGGAAATTTTCCGATCTGTCGCCAACACAAAAAGAGGTGATCGGGAATTTCGTCAGGCAAGGTGATGTTGCTAGCGCACAGGCCGTTATCCTTGAGCATCTGGAATCCAAAACCAGAGGGCTGGCCGAAGCCCAGGCCAAGGGTTTGACGGGCGCAGCGGATAGCTTGAGCGATGCCTGGGACGATCTGCTGGAATCATTTGGCCGCACCGTCAGTGAATCCGGCGCGGCGCAGGCCAGCCTCGGCCTGCTGACCCGCGCGGTGCGCGGGCTTCAGGAAGCCGTGGACCCGACGCGCACACAACGCAAAAGCCGTCTCGAGGCGGAAATCAGCGCCCTGCAAGTGGACCGTGGCGCGAGACCCGCGCCTGGCGGCGCGCGGCTGCTTGCGGAAAAGAAGCGCGAACTGCAGAAACTTAATGACGAGATCGAAGCTGAACAGCAAAAAGCCGATGCGGAAATCGAGGGCGCCCGCAGCGCCGCTGAAAAGGCAGCGGCGGAGCGGCGCAATAACCAGCTTCTCGAGCTTCAGAAAAAATACCTGAAGGAATATGAGGAGGTCACCCTCACCGCGCAGCAGAAAATCCTGCGCGACGCAGAAGACCGCCGCAAGCAGATCCTCGCGCTCAACAAGGGCGACGCCAATAGCGAGGCCGGGCGCAAGGCGCTGGCCGCGCTCGAGGCCTCCACCAGGGCAAAGCTCGCTGAGAGCAATAAAGCAGTTGCACCGGTAAAACCCGCCGCACCAGTTTCCGCCACGCCACGCGATGACAGCGAGGATACACGCGCCCGCGCGATTGAGGAGATTAATCGCGGCCTATTGCGCACCAGGCCCTCGTTCGATCTGGCGAAGCAGGCGCTGGAGGATTGGAAAACCGGGCTGATCGAAGATTTGGGCGGCGCGACGCAAGCCAACCAGAAATACCTGGAATTGATCGAACAGATTTATGGCGTCAAGCTGAAGGAGATTTACGATAAATCGCTGCTCGATAGCGATAAATGGGAGGACGGCGCAAGCCGTGCGCTCAAACGTTACGCCGGTGAGGCCGCCAATACCGCCAGCAATGCTGAGGAGCTATTCGGTAGCGCCGCGCGCAATGTGGAGGACACGCTCACGGATATGGTCAGCAGCGGCGAGGTTTCTTTCAACAAGCTGGGCGATCTGCTGCAATCCCTCGAGCAGGACATTCTGCGCATGTTCATCCGCCAGCAAATCACGGCCCCCATTGCCGGTGCGCTGGGGGATTTTGTCAAAGGCGGCGGCGGCGATATTTTTGGCAGCATCTTTGGCAGCCTGTTTCATGACGGCGGTGTCGTTGGTTCATCGAGCGCGACGCGGCGCGCCGTGCCTGCCTATATGTTTGTCGGAGCGCCGCGCTTGCATAACGGCCTGATGGCGGACGAATTCCCGGCCATCCTGCAGAAAGGCGAAACCGTGCTGCCCAAGAATACCAGCCTGGGCGGCATCAATGTCACCTTCAACATCAGCACGCCCAACGCCCAGAGTTTTATGGATTCCCAGGGCCAGATCATGAGCAGGCTGGCGAGCCAGATGGGCAAGCACAGAGCGAGGAACGGATAATGCCAGGATTTCATGAAGTGCAGTTTCCACCCAAGGTCGCCTATGGCGCATCCGGCGGGGCGGAGTTCAACACCAGCATTACCACCACCTTTGCTGGCTTCGAGCAGCGCAACGTCAACTGGCTTAAAAGCCGTGGCCGCTGGGATGTCTCCACCGGCCTCAAAACCAAAGCCGACATGGATGTGGTTCAGGCGTTCTTCCGCGCCCGTTACGGCAAGGCCCATGGTTTCCGCTTCAAGGACTGGAGCGACTATCAGGCGCTGGGGCAGATGCTGGGCACGGGCAACGGAACGCAAACCGCATTCCAGCTTGCCAAGAATTACACGAGCGGAGCCTATGGCTACAGCCGCGAGATTAGCAAGCCGGTGTCCGGCACGGTGAAAATCTATCTTAACAGCGTGCTGCAAGGCTCGGGCTACTCGGTGGATCACACCACAGGCGTGGTGACGTTCACTGCTGCGCCCGGTGCGGGGGTGATTGTGAGCAGCGATTTTGATTTCGATGTGCCGGTGCGTTTCGACACGGATGCGCTTTTGGTGCGCGCCGACGGGCCGGGGATATTTGTCTGGGACGCCATCCCGATAGTGGAGATACGTTTATGAGAACCGCATCAAGCAACATGGCGGCGCACCTGGCGGGGGAAGTCACCAGCCTTGCGGTGTGCTGGAAACTGACGCTGGCAGGCGGCGCGGTGATGGGGTTTACCGATCACACCTCCGATCTCACCATCAGCAGCCAGCTTTACAGAGCGGCCACCGGCTTCTCACCCACCAGCGTGGAAACCACGGACAAGTTCTCGGTCGATAATCTGGATGTGGCGGGCATTCTCGATGCGGCGTCGATCACCGAGGCGGATATCATGGCGGGCAAATACGACTTCGCCGAAATTGAAATCTTCATGGTGAATGTCACCGATTTAAGCCAGGGCGTCATTATCCACCGGCGCGGTTGGCTCGGCGAAGTGACGCTGAAGAACGGCCAGTTCATCGCCGAGGTGCGCGGTCTGGCGCAGAAACTCAGCCAGAACATTGTCGAACTGTATTCCCCGGCCTGCCGCGCCGTGCTGGGCGACGGACGCTGCAAGGTAAACCTCGCCAGCTACACCGTGGGCGGAACAGTCGATACGGTAAGCAGCCGCCAGATATTTATCAGCAACTCCATGACCCAGGCGGCGGGATATTTCTCCGGCGGCGAAATCACGTGGCTCACCGGCGCGAACGCGGGGCGTCGCATGGAGATCAAGGAGTTTTCCAGCATGCAATTCACGCTGGCGCTGCCCATGCCCAACACTGTGACTGTGGGCGACACCTACAACGCGATTGCTGGCTGCGACAAAACCTTCAACGCCTGTGTTTCCAAGTTCAGCAACGCGGTCAATTTCCGGGGCGAGCCTTATGTCCCAGGCATGGACAGACTGCTCGCCACCGCCGCCACGGCCAATGATCTGCAAAGGGTATAATACCCACTTTATTGCACAAATCGCTTTATTCAACCCGATTTGTTGCGTATAACGGGACATGGAGTGGTGTTTATGCCCGATTTATTGCCAAAGCAGCCCGAAGTAATTGTTTCCGATGCAACCACGACCGGGATGGTGTCGCGGAGCGTAAAATCCGGAAAACTACGTAAGCTGGCCTCGCGTCTTTATACATCCAACCTGACGGACCCGCCAGAAGCGATTGTCAAACGTAACCTTTGGCGCATTGTAAGCCAGTTCGCGCCAGGGGCATTGATAGCGGATCGCACCGCCCTGGAATTAAAGCCTGCGCCGGACGGCTCATTATTCATAATTTCAGAGCGTAAACGGGATATTTCCCTGCCGGGCATTATAATTCGTTCGCGCAAAGGCCATGCGCCATTGCCGGAGGATAAACCGTTCATGGATGGGCTGCGCTTGAGTTCTCACGCGCGGGCGTATCTGGAGAACATGCGCATCTCGCGGCCGCGTGCAGGCACCGCGCCGCGAACATTGTCCAGAACAGAGATCGAAGAAAAGCTGGATGCCATCCTGCGAAGATCTGGAGAGCAGGCTGTTCAGCAGCTTCGTGACGAGACGCGCAAACTTGCGCCCAGGCTGGACCTGAAAAAAGAATTCAAGCTGCTGGATGATCTGATTGGAACCTTGCTCGGTACACGCGATGCGCCGGTGGCTTCAAAAACCGGCATTGCCCGTAAAATCGGCGAGCCCTACGATCCCGACCGCTTGCAACTGTTCGAAGTGCTGCATCGCGCTTTGCATGAGACACCGCCGATAATACGGCCTGCGCCAGTGGTCACAGAATCACTGGCTTTTTATGAAGCCTATTTTTCAAACTTCATTGAAGGCACTGAATTTGCCGTGCGCGAGGCGGAGGAAATCGTCTTTGAGGGCAAAGTTCCGAATGACCGCCCAGCCGACGCCCATGACATACTCGGCACCTACCAGATCGTTTCCGACACTAAGGAAATGAAAAAAACACCCCGGCGCTTTGATGATTTTCTGACGCTCTTAAAACAGCGTCACGCAGTCATCATGGCGAAGCGGCCCGAGAAATTGCCGGGGCAGTTCAAGGTGGAAGATAACCGCGCGGGGAGCACGCTGTTCGTTGCGCCTGAACTGGTGCAAGGCACACTGAAAAAGGGTTATGAGCTTTATCAAAGCCTGGATGCACCATTCCATCGCGCCGTGTTCATGATGTTTCTGGTGGCCGAAGTGCATCCTTTCACAGATGGCAACGGACGCATCGCCCGCATCATGATGAACGCGGAATTGGTGAAAGAGAATGAGCAGCGCATTATCATTCCGACGGTGTACCGGAATAACTATCTGGTGGCGCTGAAGGCGCTGACGCATAACCAGCAGCCGCAGGCATTGGTACGCACACTGGATTTCGCGCAACGCTATACAGGCAAAGTCGATTGGGGCGACAAAAAGATAAGCCAGCGGATTTTGGAAGCGACCAATGCGTTTATCGATCCTGCGCAAGCTGACCTGCAAGGCATCCGGCTGACATTACCCGATGATAGTTTGCTTGCAGACATAGAGGCTGGCTGATTATCCAACCTTACGGACGGCATCCAGCACCATTTGCGGATGCGCGTCGATAACCTTTAACAGAGTCTGAGTGTAAGCGCGGGGCGTGGCTTTGCCTGCTTCCCACGCCCGGATACTGCTCTCTGAAACACCAAAAATTGTGAACTGTTTTTGCGTCATGCCGAGCTTTTGGCGCAATGCACGCACGTCAATATTTTTGCGCATATTTGAACCTCCTGGCTGAAGGATAACCGCCCATGCGAAGCATGCAAGATCAAATTGTTACCCAGGCCCGCACCTGGCTGGGCACGCCGTTTCACCATCAGGCGCGATTGAAAGGCAAGGGCTGTGACTGTCTTGGCCTGATCATCGGCGTGGTGGATGAGTTGGGCTTGCGGGACAGCCACGGCCAGCCGCTCGCGGGCTATGACGAGGTGACCTATTCGAAAGAGCCGGACGGCGCCTATCTGACGGAGAAGCTCATGGCCCTGCTGGATGACGTACCGGTGGCGCAGGCGCAGCCCGGCGACCTGGCGCTGTTCACCGTGCGGGACAATCCGCAACATCTGGCGTTTCTGACTGATTATGAAGGCGCGCCCGGCATGATCCACTGTTACGCGCAGGCGCGGCGCGTGGTGGAGCACCGGCTGGATGAGGACTGGAAACAACAGCTGGTGAGGGTGTTCAGATGGCGGCAATAGTTCTCGCAGCCGCCGCAGGCTCGGCGGCTTCATCCTTGGGCGCTGGAACCTTTCTGGCGGCGCTTGCCGCTGGCGCGGGCGGCTATCTGGGCGGCTTTGCTGACCGCTCGATCTTTGGCGGCAAGGCGCGCATCCATCAGGAAGGCTCGCGCCTCACCGAACTGATGGTGCAGGCCTCCAGCTATGGCAAGGCGATCCCGCTCGTCTATGGCAATGCCCGAATCGCCGGTAACGTCATCTGGTCACGCCCGATTGAGGAACATGTCACCACCAGCACGCAAAGCTCGGGCGGCGGCAAGGGCGGCGGTGGCGGCGGCGTGCAAACCACCACGACCAATTACACCTATACGGCGTCGCTGGCGGTGGCGATCTGCGAAGGGCCGATTACCGAACTGGTGCGCGCCTGGGCCGACAGCAAGCCGCTGGAATTAACCGCTGGCGGTTATGCGCTTTATCCAGGGTCGGAAGATCAATTGCCCGACACGTTCATGGCGTCGTTTCATCCTGCGGGGCAAACGCCAGCCTATCGCGGCCTGGCCTATGTGGTGATCAAGGATTTTCCGCTGGGGGATTTTGGTAACCGCATTCCGAACTTCACCTTCGAGGTGCGGCGCACGCTGAAAAAACCTTATGACCTGGAGGACAAGATCACCGACATCACCCTCATTCCGGGCGCGGGCGAATATGTCTATGACACGGTGGTGCAGGAAAAAACCAGCGGCCAGCTGGATGCGGCGGGGAATTTTATTCAGGGCGGCAAGACCGTCAAACTCAATCAGAACAATCTCAGCAACAAGGCCGATCTGCTGGCGGCGCTGGATAATCTCAAGGCGACGCTGCCCAATGTGGAATGGGTGTCGGTGGTGGTGAACTGGTTCGCCAATTCGGTTGATCCCGCCCTATGCGTGATCAGGCCGGGGGTGGAGTTTGACGGCCAGGGCGTGCGGGTTGCGCCCGATGACTGGGCGGTGGGAAGTTTTACCCGCGCCAATGCGCACCAGATACTCTATTTTCCCGATGGCTCGCCCACCTATGGCGGCACGCCGACCGACAAGAGCATCATACGCCTGGCCCAGGAACTGAAGGCGCGCGGCTACCAGGTGATGTTGTACCCGATGCTGCAGGTGGACACCATCACGCCGCAATCAAAGCCCTGGCGTGGCAGGATCACGCCCGCCAGCGCCACAGCCGCCAACAGCTTCTTCACCCGCACGGATGGCTATAACGCCTTCATCACCCATTACGCCAATATGAATGTGGGCGGGGTGCTGCTGAAAAATAACATCGACGCTTTCATGATCGGCTCAGAGCTGATCGGCCTGACGCAATATATGAATCCCACCGGCGTGTTCCCTGCGGTGATGCAACTGAAAAGCCTCGCCGCCACGGTGAAGGCCGCCGTTGGTGCTGGCGTGAAAGTGATGTATGGCGGCGACTGGAGCGAATATCATTCGGTGAACGGCTGGTATAATCTTGACCCGTTATGGTCGGACGCCAATATCGACGCGGTGGCGATTGATTGCTATTTCCCGCTCACCCCTGATCTGCCGCAGGCGCAGATCACCTACCAGAATATATATGACGGCTGGAGCAAGGATGAAGGCTGGGATTATTTCTACAGCGATCCCGTCACGCGGCTGAATAAAGTGTTCTATTCCGGGGCGACCTACGCCTGGAAGAACGTGAAAAACTGGTGGAACAGCACCCACACCAATCCTGACGCCAGCGGCACCGCCTGGACACCGAAAATGAAGCCGGTGTGGTTTTCCGAGCTTGGCTTTCCCTCGGTGGATGGCTGCGCCAACCAGCCGAACGTGTTTGTCGATCCGGACTCGGTGGAGAGTTTCTATCCGCGCGGCAGTCGCAGCAGGGTGGATTTTCTGGCGCAGCGCACGGCGCTTGACGCCTCAATCGACTATCTGACCTCACAGAATGTGCTCGAAGCCGATTTTATCCCACGCAAGTTTCTCTGGACCTGGGACGCGCGGCCATTCCCGTTCTTTCCCGATCTCGGTTCGATATGGGCGGATGGCGGCAACTGGAAAACCGGTCATTGGATACAGGGCAAGCTGGGGCTTTCCAGCCTTGGCCAGATCGTCGCCGATCTGCTCAAAAAGGTCGGCTATGACAGCACCATGTATGACATCAGCCGCCTGACCGATATTGTCTCGGGCTTTGTCATCACCAGCCGCCAGACGGTGCGGGCGTGTCTTGAGCAGCTGGCGATGGCGTATTTCTTCGACATGGTGGAATCGGACGGGCTGCTGAAGTTCATCAAGCGCGGCAAGATTTCCAGCACCACGATTGATTTCACCGAGCTTGTGCCGCGTGATGATGCGATTGACACTTTCACCATCACCCGCGCCCAGGAAC